AATCCTTGGAATGTTAGTGGTTTTGCGTTTTGTAATATGCGGGTCATTTCTTCAAACCCTAAATCACTTGGATCTTTACCTCCAAGCTCTAATAAAAATATTTCTTTACCATATGCCATAAGTTCTTTAGCATACTTAAGTGAATCATTTATAGCATCTTGATCAAGTGCCAAATATATTTGTTTTACTCGTCCTCTAACGAGTTCCTTATAGAGTGATTTACTGATTCGCTTTCCAAACAGGGGCACGGCATTTCGTTTGATTGCGATTGCATCAAAGGCACCTTCACAAATGATAATAGGAATATTAAAGTTACAAAGCATATCAAAGCCAATAATATCTTTTGATGTTGGCGGAAGCTTGTGCTTGTGATAAGCTTGCGGATCAAAGGAGCGACCCACCCAGTAGTTGAGGGTTCCGTGTCTGTCATAACTTGGTATTATTATAAAATTAGCTAATTTACCTTCTTCAATATACCCTATATTATATTTTACTACATCTTGTGCTGTGATTCCACGAGATTTTAAATAATGGTATGCTTTATCTCTAGTTAAGCCTTTACCTTTAAGTAGTGTAGTAAATCCTTCTGGTAATTGAAGTTGATCTTTAGGTTTTTCTACATGTGTTGTTTTAAAATTATACTGAGCATCAATTTCTTTTAATTCTTGAAATGCTGTATAGGGGGCCTTAATAAATTTGAGGAGTTGTATTGCTCTAGCGCCTTTAAAACCACAAACCCAACATTGGTATTTTTGGGTTAATTTATTTAATGTAAGTTTTTTCTTATGGTGGTTACAATTAGGGCAACTAAATACGGCCTCGTCTCCTCCTCGTGCGCTTTTGCTTTTCCCTAATAGACTTTCTAGTAAATATATGAGACGATCTTCCTTCATCCCTTAAATATACGAAAGAAAGGTCAAAGGCCAAAATCCCTCTTAAAGTATCTTCCTTCGATGTTATCATTTAAGTAATCTTCGGTTTCTAACACACCTAAACTAAATAATGCTTTATTTTCTAAGTAAGTTAATTCTTTTTTAGAATAAGCTAATTGTAAAATTATACGTTCGAAATGTGATTGATTACCCTCCTTAATTTCATCTTTAATAAATTGATGAGAACCATAATAGGTTTTCCAATCGCTTTCTTTTTGAACTTGTTTATAAACTGGTGGTCTACCTTTACCTTCCCATAGGGCGGCTTCACGTTTACCAATTTTTTTCTTTTGGTTGTAAATTAAGGCTTTTTTGCCAACGTATTTTTTTCCTGAGGGTATATGGGTTGTTTGATAAACATATCCATATGTGCCTTCTGGGAATTGTTCATAACTTTCTGGTATTATCATGTATCAAATCTTATAACGAATGTAGTATCTGTTTCACTACTTGCTTTAATTGGTTGTGCTAGTTTTCCTACTACTAAAAGATTACCATCATCATCGTGTAATCCTACTGTAGTAATATAAGGTTTAAAAGCCGAACCTGTTGTAAAGTCAGCTACATCTTCACTTTCTATAGAGGAAATTTTACGTGCTGTAGGGTTAGTTGTGAATTCAAACTCATCTTCAGTTATTGTGCACTGATATTCATTTTCAGTGATTAAATGGGTATTTTTATATTCTAATGTATTTAAGATACCTCCATTAAATAACTCCATATATTTAGGATGGGTTAATACTGCAAATCCATTATCATAGAATAAATTACCTACGGGGTAAGTACCTGTAAATGATTCTGATATCATAGCGATTTCATTTGTATTCATTGAACGATTCCATATTTGAAATTGTTTCATATGGAATGATCGTCCACCAAATAAACCATTTGTTTCACCATCATTATAATATGAACCATCAGCATTTCTTTTAGAAAAGAATACTAAATCTGCTTTATTTTGGCATGGTTTAGTAGTAATATCGTCTGCTTCATTATCTAATATACCATTTTTATATATTTGAAGCTTACTTCCTGTTTTTTGGACTAAAATATGTGTAGGATCCCTATCAGCAGTTCCCGCAAAAAGACTACCAGTTACCCTTGATAAGTTTTCACCATCAAATCTTTCAAAATGAATTTCTAAATTAGCATTAGCAATTCTTTCTACGGCTAATCTATAAGGAAAAGCTGGATTAGCTGGGGTCGAAGTTAAATCTAACGCTCCTGTAATATTAGTAGAATAATTACCTCCTACTTGAGTACCTAACGGTGGGGAGGTTTGAGCACCTTCTTTAGTTAAAATATAATTAGTAAGTTGATCACTATCTTGTGAGTATATGTTTAATTGGGCTGATCCACTATAATAAAAACTTATACAAAAATCCTCATCATTAAAATTTAAATAAGGACGGTGTTCAGCAGTAATATATTTTATTGAGTGGTTTCCTGGTACTTCTGTAGAATTATTTGCTACTATATTTGTAGTATTCATTATTCCAGCATCCTTTTCACCTTGCCTAAATATAAAATTTTTATATCTTATTACATTTTGGAAATAAGAATCATCATAAACCGGGTGAGAATATTCAGTAAGGGTATTTACTAAAGTATTTCCGGTTTCTATATCTAAATTTAGATCTTCCCTTTTAAAAGCTTGAACTGGGGCTAAATAAAAAACTCTATTATCTTCATTAGGAAAATTATCTTTACCTATATCAGTATCATATAAGTTACCAAATCCATCATCTTGAATATTATAAGTAACTCCTCCTTTAGTTATATTTAATACAAAAGATTCTGGTTGAACTTCTGAACCAAAAGTTTTTTGACTTAAACTTAATAGACTAGCACTTTGATATAATCGGCGTTCTTGAGTAGTATAAGTAGCATCATTTAATTCAAGTCTATTAGCTCTTTCTTGAATATAATTACGGTAGTAAAGCTTATCTATTTGATAATATTGTCTACTCTCAGTTGTAAATGTGCTTTTGTTTAATCCACTCCAAGCTAAAGATGCCGTTTGTGCACCAATTGAAGCCAAATTTACAGTATCATACTGTTTATGGGCTTCAAAAGGTGTTATTTTTATGTCATTTGCACTTAATTTTTTAAATATGCCAGGCATTAATAATCAAGTTTAACCTTAATAAGGGCTTCTTTTGTAAAATCTTTTGGTAGTGGAGAACTTAATTTTGCTACTGCTAATAAGTCTTGTGCATCATTATATAATCCTACGGTAGTAATATAAACTTGAGGATTATCAATCATTGAATCATGTTTTAAAGTACCATCATTTTCTGTAAATGAATCGTTAGTAGTATAATTAAATTCTTGGTTTTTAACTCTTATAAAGTAAAATTTACTTGCTATATCTTCTTGAGAATCCAAAATAAATCTACTTCCTGAAAGTATACCATCTCTTAATCTCATAGGATTTCTATCAGCGGCATTAGAACTTCTTGCTATATTTAATGCTATTCCATTATCGGCTTGTGCAGCATTTAACGCATCTGGATTCAAGACTATTAAACCCGCATCAGGGTAAATAAGACCATATGAACCGCTATCTGTAACATAAGTATTACTAGTTCCTTGTCTAACACCATTAGAACCTGACACTAAATTAAATTCTCTTCCTACTCCTGGCCTTATTGCATTAGCAGATCCTGAAGTAGTTACTGAATCATCAGTTAATTCTAATAAAGCACCAGCACCCGATCCTGATATATCTAATGCTAGGTTACCCATTCTAATTGAATTTCTATATCTAGCTCTATTTACGTTAATTACTAAAATATCATCAGGTACATGACCATCAAAACTAAAATTCTGTGTTTCATCTCCACCATATACTAAATTTCTATATTGGGTATAAACTGATTTAGCAGCACTAAAACCTTCTGCTCCCTCTCCTGTTGCGAAATCTATTGAACCACTACCTACTTTATTTCCATAAGCAATAGAGTATTGTACTTCGGAAGTAGATAAGGTAGCATCTCCGTTATATACTTCAAGAAAAAATGCACCGCTAGATGTAGAAGAAGTAGTTACGTATTGTGCGCTCGAAGTAAAGTGATTTGATTCTAAATTATTAACGTTACCACTCCATGCACTAGTAAAGACTCTATCAATACTGTCTACTGTGTCTCCGCTTAAAAAAGGTATGAATGTTGCCATGTTTATATTTTATTAATATGAAGATCTAGCTTGGCCTACTGCTGTAGTACCTGCACTAGTATTCTTATTTACTGTTAATGTTACTGTTGATCTAGCTCCTGTATCTAAACCTATAATAGTAATAGAAGTAGCTAAAGCTGCATTAGACCCAAATAAAGTAGTTCCAGCTAATGTAGTACCTGTGAAGCTTTGTCCAGTAAAGGTTTGAGATAATGCAGTTCCTGTAAATGGGATACTTCTAGGATTAGCTGCACTTACGTTAGCTTCTGTTGTTTGTCCTGCTTGGATTAATCTTCTATCAGCAATAGTAAATACATAGCCTGATTCAATAGTTGTATCGAAGTTAAGTGTATTAGGAGTAATAGTGAAATTAGCAGATCTACCTAAAGTAATGTTGTTAGATTGTAGACTTAATACAGGAATTTTAGTCGTTCCACGTGGTAACGTGGTTAATTTTGAAACCATAGTATTATTTTCATTTGGTATAGCTTCAATTAAGGGTAAAGCTTCAATAGCTTCACCATAAAAAGCAGTCCCGTTAGGGTGATTTTCGTTATATAAAGTATAATCTATTTCATCGTCTGCTAAAGCAAATTGAGTGATTCTAAAAGAACCATCTTGTCTCGATAAGAGTTCACGACCCTTCTTAGTTAATATAGCGTCTACAATAACGCTTGAGTTATCTAAATATCCCATTTAAGTTCGGTTTTGTTTATAAATATATATTATCTACGTCTTCTTCTATTTCTTCTTCGTTCTCTACGTCTTTCCTGTCTATTTTCTCTTCTTTCTTCTCTTCTTTCTTGTCTATTTTCCCTTCTTTCCTCCCTTCTTTCTTGTCTTCTTTGTCTGCGTTCTTCTCTTGGCAGCATATTTCTTTCTCTTTCGGCCTCAAATGCTAATCTTCTAGCTATTACTTCAGCAGCACTTAAGGAAGGTCTTTCTTTAGGTTTATTTTTAGTTTGTTCTTCTATAACTTGAGAAGTATCATCTCCGAAGTTTATACCCGCTTTAGTCAAATAAAATATTATATTATCTTTTATGTGAGGATGTAAATTATTAGGAATGATAACAAATGGTTTATCTCCTATGCCATTAGGTAATTCTATTACTTTGTTTAGCTCAACTAAAAGTGAAGGGGTAGCATCTTCAGCTTTGGAAATAATTACAGATCCTGATGCAAAAGCTGGAGGGGTTAAAGTAGGTGTTGGAGAAGGATCCATACTTTTATAAACTTGGTTCCCTGAAAATTTACTTGAACCTACTAATCTAGTAGTACTAGAAATTGTTGATTTTTGTGTTATAATTTCTATTGTAGATAATTCGGCTAAATTTTTAGTATCTAGAATAGGCCCCCCATCAGGTACACTACCTGTTTCATTAGTTCTTATAATACCTAAATTATGATGAAATATGGGTCCCGCTGATACTGTACCGGGAGAACCAGAAGCAAATGTTAAAAAAAATCTTTTATCACCTTTGTAAATAGAATTAGCTTTAAATTCAAAAGCTTTATTTAGAATGGTGTTCGCATCTTCACCTTGTACACCTTTCCCTGCTATAGATCCAGTATAAAACTGTCTTATTATAGTTTCGTTTTCAAAAAACAAAGTATGACCTAAATCAGGGCCTACAAATGAAAATTCTTGGTTTCCATCAGGATCATAACCCCCCATATTGGATGAATTTGCAAATAGATTTGTATTTGGCCTAAATACGAAACAAGATTGCAATTGACCACCATTAAAAAATATAGGATAAGAAGATTTTAATCTATCTTTTGCAGATTTATCTCCTAAAATAACTTTTGCTTCCTCTCCTATTTTAAAATCTTCATAAAAAGCTCTGTAAAAACCTGATTTTTTATATAATAAATCTTCGTTTACTTCTTCTAATCTATTAAAAGTAATGGTATCATCGTCATTTATTGTTATGTATTCATTTGTTTGTAAGTAACAAAAATCTTCTCCAAACTGTAATAAATCATCATCTTCAGGATTATTTCTATCTAAACCTATAATACCATTTCCTATATAAAGATTTCTTGAATACTTTTGAATTATAGGAGTTTTATTATTATTTCCTATATCATTAGTAGTGGCTAGGTTTATTTTTGATGCTTGTAATTGTTTACCATCATAACGAGATGAATTCCAAGCTTTAGATGACAATAAAGAATCATTAAATTGAAAATTAAAACGTTCTGTTACATCTCTACCAAAAAGTTTGAATCGATTCATTACCACAAAACTTGAATCAAAAAAGGTATTAAATGTTAATTCCAGTTTAGATATTTCAATATCATTTATGCCAAAATCTGATTCAATTGGAACACTTCCACCTACAGAGTCAGTGATACTCTTTATAACATTACCGTCTAAATCAAAAGTTTTTATATTAAATTCGTTAACACCATCAGTATTAGTTGGTAGAGAGGTATATTCAGATTTTTCAACTGCTAACCTTACATTATCCTTAGGAGTAAATCTTATAAAAATAGAAGCATTACTATTATTAAATTGAACAGTACCAAAATCATTAGAACCTGGTTTAGGGAGTACTGCATCAAAACTTCCGTTAGTAGGTTGACCAGTAGAGGCACCACTAAAGGGTGAACCGTTGCTATTAAAAGCAAATACATCAAATAATTTTAAGATATCGAATTGTTGAAAACGTCTATGGCCCATGTTTTATTTTTTAAAAGAAAAAGCGTTTACTTATTTTATTTTGTTGTGCTACATTTTCTGTTGCTGTGATATTACTACCACTTAAAATGTAATCTGTAACATTTATAATTGTATTATATTTAGTTGCTGATTGAGGTTGTCCCGCACCTAATCTTGCCCTTGCTGATGTTTCCGCACTTATAGAACCTGATGGAGAATAAGAGGCTAGGTGTTCTGTTTTTTGTTCATAATCTACGTTTGTACCAGCAATTTTTGTCCTTTCCAAATAGTGTGGTTCAATAACTAAACCTGTTTTTAAATTAGCTTTAGCGGGTACAAACTCTTTAATTAATTTAAATAATGTATGATCAAAAAATTGAATTGTTCTTATATAATCTCCAAATTTAAGTCTTTCTCTTGATTTTTGGAAATATATATCTCTAATAGTTTTTAAATCAGGATAACTACCACTTGTATAATGTTTAGGGTCTCCTATATAATCGTCTAACCTAAATCCTCCTAGTGTGTAGATTATATCTTCGTTAACTTCAAAAGTTGGTGAGAAAAATATACCTAAATCTGAATAATCTAATGGTTGTCTATCTTGTGGTGATGTTTCAACTGAAATAAATGGATCTAAGAAATTATCATCAAACGTACCATTATCAATTCTAACTTTATCAGATACCATAGCTGAGCCTACTGTATCTGGGGTAGTTAAGTGGTGGGTTTCTTCAAGAAAAGTTGATTCCATGGAATCTCCATGGACACTAATTGTGTTATTAGTTCTATTCTCTTCTTTAGGGGCAAAATTTAAATTAGTTACAGTAGTAGTAGGAAGATTTTGGTTATTAGATCCTAAAGAAGCTCTGACTAATAATGATTCAAAACTCGAACTAATAGTATTGCCATTGTAGTTAAAGGGTGATAATGATTGGGAAACAATAGTAGATTTAGTTAATCCCTCACCCCATCTTCTGTATTCTTGAACACTACCTGAAAACTGTCCCATTAGGGGATAGTCAGGTGGCGCCCCTGAATTTAAGTTACTTGGTGCTACTCTTATAGTTCTGCCTGTACCCTCTGCATAATAATTATTAGGTAAATCTAAACTACAAGATAATACATAAGTATTTTTATTAGGAGTAGTATTAGTAAGAAAAGCTGTAAGATTATTACCTGTTCCGTCTGAACCACTAGTTATATTAACACTTAAATTCCATACATCCCCATTATATATGGGTCCTAATAAACTGGCTGCTTTTCCAATATTGCCAGTAGAACCTGTAGCTATTACTAAGTGAGCAAATGAAGCAGAATTAAATTTAGTATGGTCTATACTTTGGGAGATACCTATTGCTATAGACTGATCAGGAGTTAGTAGATTTTCTCTACAATGGATAATATCTTGAGGTTCAAAATAGTTTGTTTCGGGTAGAAATCTAACTTGAAGAGTTTTAGTATTAGTAAATTTAGGATCACCTGCATCCGTTACAATATTCCCTACTGAATTACTCAGTTTAGCCATACGGCTCTCTTTTTGGTAAGAAAATGTTCTAAATCCTGTTTTGTCTACTAAAGGACCACCATATTCTTTTACATGGAGTACTGATTCAGGAATACCATAACACGCAATTAATGCTTTTAAACCACGTTCAGTACCTTTGGTTTTTAAAAGGTATGATGAGTTATGGTATAATCTTTTCCAAATTTCTTTAGCAATATCTCCTTTTGGGATTGACCCCCCATTTGAGGCAGATATCATTGTAGCAGTATCATTAGTCCCAAATTGGAAGGTACCAGTACCATCGTCACCAATCAAATATTCATATAATGAAGCATTTGAAAATTGATCATATGCACTAATACCTCTTGAGGTTAACTGGTTTAAAACTAAGTCTTTAGATATACCATCTTTTAACCCACTATAAGCTTCATTAATATCTGTAATACTATCTATATATGCCCATATTCCGTCAAAATGTTGTCCTATCATTTCTGTAAATAAGACATACTTATCATTTTGTGGATTATCTTTAATGTGTGGGGGAATTGTATTTACTAGATTGTAAACATTACATTCATCATATCTAGAGGCACTATACATTTGCCCACCATTATAAGTTTCAAGATTACTATCTACTAAAACTCCAAACCATGAATTTGCTGCGGCAGAATCTATTTTGGCATTGATGAAGGGTTTTGTACTATTTGTTTTAGGCCACGAATAGGTACCTGACTCATAATAAAGATATTGTTCATAAAGATCAAATCCTTGAATTAATCTATCTTGTTTAGATTCAAAAATAGTTTTATTTTCAATAACAAAATTGGAAGCAGTTATATCACCTGTTATATTATTTAGTTGTGCTAAAGAGCTAGAATAACTTTCAAGTAAACCTAACTTATATCTAAAATTCTTTAATCTTTCAGTAGCAGAACTAAAGTGGGTAAAATTTTCAAAATGATATCCTGACGGAGTATCTACATTATCAAACTCTAGATCTAAATAAACACCACTACTACTTATAAAACTTTGTACTTGATTAAAACTAGAAGTAGCAGCACCACTATTTAATATTTGGTCAAAAGTCTTGTATCCACTAGGTACTGAAAATATATTTTCATTAGTTAAACTAAAATTAGCAGGTCCAATATCAATACCAACATCTATAGTATCATCTGTTCCAGTTAATTGAACCGTTACTTCTAAAGGATTTATAATTTCTTCATATACTTTAAAATTACTTCCGTTACGTACGCTAAAAGGAAGTGGGTCGTAAAGTTTTATTAATCCCGTTCCGTCTCTATCGAGCTTAGCATTCACGACTAAAGATGATACTTGATTAAAAGATAAATTTATATCTTTTATAAAGGCAGAACTTATAATAGCATTACTTAAACTTAAAATATTTAATTTAAAGTCAGCTTGAGAAATATTATTAGGTAATACTCTAATTTCTTTCCTAGAAGGAGAAATTTCAGATATAGCAAATGGTTTACTTACATTAGTTACTTGTCTTTGAAAAGAAAAACTTAAAATATAAGTACCATTATTAAAACCATAATCTCTAGTTACTTGCTCATAATCAATATCAATTGAAGTAGTTTTTGGTTTTTCTCTAGTACCCCCCTCATCTTGATAAGATTTATAATCTTTAAAACGTTCATCTTTTATAAGTAATTTACCGTTTTTATCAAATATTTTTAGCTCAATTGTATCATTACCTGAACCAAAACTTCTTCTTAGTAATTTACTAGGAATTTGCTCTAAGTCAGCTTCATTGATAGTTTCAATTGTAGATGTATCTAATATTGCCATTTTTTATTTTATATTTGATATCCATTTCCTGCTGCTATACTTGCTCTAGTAAGACTAATTAGATCTCTTAAATCATCCTTGACTTTACCTTCAGCACGTTTATCTATAGCAGCATTCCACTCATTATAACTTCTTTTGCTGGTATTATTATTTTCTTTTTCTTTAGCTTGACGTAAATCGTTTAAATTTTTCTTTTCAGATTTACGAAGTAATCCACGTGATTCCATAGTTGCAAGATTAGATTTTAAATTACCATATTTTAAGAGCGGGTTAGTAGCAAAATCTATACCATATTCTGCTTCATAAGCGGCATTATCTGCATCTTCTTGAGCCGCTGCAATTGCTTCTTCTGCTTCATCTTCTGCTATTTCAGCAATTAAATCATTTAATCTTGCTTCAGCACTAAGTGCTCTTCTATTTAATTCTTCTATTTCTAAATCTTTACTATCTATAATATCTTGTAAGGGGCTTCTATAATCTTCAAAATAATCAGTACTAGTTTGTATTATAGTAGCATGTGAGTTTTCTCCTTCTTTAGGTATGTCAAAAAATATTTCATTATAAAAATTAAAAAATTCCTCAATACTAACCGAAGGTTGATCCGTAGTTAACTCTGTAAATTCCGTATCTATTTTATTTTCAAATTCTATTTTACTGTAGATGGTTTTATTAAATACTATATCACCCTCATATTTATCAGGCATCGGGGTTTCCTCGTTAATAATAGGACGAGGGCGAGGTTTTTTTCTATCTTTTCGCCTTACTCTATTAAAAGTATCCCTAGGGGTACTTATTTTAGTATTTCCATAAGATCTAGCCATTACGATTTAACTACTTTAAAATAATAACTATCATCATATACTCTTATTCCATCATCATTTTCATGTTTAAATAAAAGTTTATAATACCTTTCTTCCTGTAAACCATTCATATATAATTTAAAAAACATGCCTTCTGAATCGGCACTTAATCTAGTAGTATCGCTAAAAGGTATAACTGTTTCTTCTGTTGCATAATCTACTAAAGAATAAAAAGAATTACTCGTAAAATATTTTACATCTAAAAAATTAGATGATGTTACAAATTTTCTAGTAGGATATAATTCTCGCACATTAAGTCTAAATTTGGGCTCTTCTACTGTTTTATATTTTTCTTTATTATTTCTTAAAGTTACATAAATTTCACCACTATTTAAAACATTATCAGCATTTGGCCCATCATGAGTAGAATCATCCCATGAAATATCCAAATATGGGGGATAAATTGTATGGGTATCCATAGAGAAAAAATTCAATTCACCCTCATCCTTAGCCGTAAACTCTTGAGACGCAGATCTTTTTAATAAAAATCCATTGTTAGGAATTGTACTAGGAGTACCTCCTCCTTCATTTTCAAAACCATAATGTTTTAAAAAGATTGAGGTTACATCTATATTTAAATCTAAATCATCATTAAATCCTAAACTTTTAGTTACCTCTAAACCTTCAGCACCAACCCACCAAACACCACCTCCTTTAGCTTCATCAATAAAACTACCTGTCTGGAAAGAGACAAAACTTTCAGTAGTCCATCCAGTACCAAAGGTATTAGAAAACGAATTATCACTTCCATCTCTAAATTTCCAAGAACAACCATTAGTAATTTGTGGTGAATTTGATAGTCTACCTGTACCATTAACCCAACTTTCAGCTAATCCATATACTTCTATATGTTGTGTTCCGGCTAATTCAGCGTGTTCGGTTTGAAAAAATCTAAGACTAGCGGTGACAATATTTTTATCACCTGCTTTATTATTAACAACATCAGTCCACTCCGAAGTTTTAAATTGTATTAATATCCTACTAGGATAATGATTTAAATCAGTAGTTGATTCAGAATCTTTTAAAGATAAAATTTCATCTAACCCTGTGTTCAATGATTGTTCAGTAGGGTGTGAAAAAATAGTTGTATCTTTTTCAGGAAATATAAAGTAATGTGGCATGGTTATCTAGTTATTCTACCTATAATATCTGTATTAGGGTATTTTAATTCAAAGATTGCAGGGTCTACTGGTGGGTAAATAATACCTTTTCTAGTAGCCGCTTCAAAATTATATTTAAATTGAGAATACCCTGAATTTAAGCCAAATTTATTTGAAAAGACTATGTTAGAAACGTTTTGTACTCCTTCGACCCCAAATAATATGCTTGATACATCTCCTATTATTAGTGGTTGGTTAATTTGCCAGTTATCAATATTAAAGAAGTCTCTAAGAGCATTTACAGATCTTATAAGGACAATATCATTATTAAATCCTGGTCTTACTTGTAAATCAAATTCTACTTGAAAATTTAGTGTTGATGCGTCTTTAATATTAATAGCATCAGTCAACATTCTAAATTGTTCCATATAAGTAGCTAAATTAATTTTAGCAGCTTCGGGTAATGTTGTTAAATTTTTTCTTAAATCAAACCCTAAAACATATAAATTAAGTGCATTAGGGTTAGCAATTCTTTTACTTGTTTCTAATGAAATTTGGTTGTCTTGTGTAATATAAGCTTTAGCAATATTACCAAATTTAGAGGGCATTGATAGTGCTCTAAATATATAATCTTCTTTAGTTACTGTTCGTTTTTGGGCAGCAAATTGAGCAGTAGTGTTTAATCTTATATCTTGGGGAGAATCACCTGGCCCCCCACCTAAAGCCGGTCTAGGATTATTACAACTTAAAGAATTTTTTGCATCATTAAAAGTACTACTATCTAAATTACCTCTTCGTGGTACAATAGTTGCATTTCCTATTCTATTTATTACGTTTGCTAATGCATTAGACTTAAGACCTCCTCCTACCATATAAGTAACTGTTAAAGTTGTATTAGCTGGGGCTTCACCATAAGCTTTTGTGTATAGGAAATTAGAAGGATCATATGCTCTGTCAAGTAAAGATCTACCGTCTGCTATTCCTAG